ATTACAAATATAAAAATATTACAAATATAAAAATATTACAAATATAAAAATATTACAAATATAAAAATATTACAAATATAAAAATATTACAAATATAAAAATATTACAAATATAAAAATATTATTTTCACCATAAATAAACGTGGCTTAAAATTTTTGCATTATAATAACCTTTAGACTTCTTCTTTTCTAAAGCTATTGCTGATCCGCGTTTTTTAGTTCCAGAATGTCTATTAAAATAGTTTTGCATGCGTTTGCGATCATTATGATTTTTATGTGAATATAATTTTAAAGGAGTTCTATCTTTATATTGTTGATAATCTGAAGCACCAAAATGTATTTTTCGTATTTTTTTGGTTTGTTTATTTTGAATGTATGCTGTATATTTTTTACCAGTTATTTTACTTTTTTCAAATTTAATTAACTTTTCTTCCATCTTTATATATATTAAATATATATATAAAGATATATATAATGAGTATACCGATTAAATATTTACCAAAACGTCTTACTTTAAAGGATAGAAAGCAGCAACTTAGACAACTTAAGAAATCGAGAAATGCTTACAAGAAACATATTTATATTACACGCAAGAATGTTAAATCATATAAGTCGAAAAAATCACAACATGTATTAAAAGCGCAAAAAATATATAACCTAAATAATATTGCTGTAAATAATAATCTCTCTAAAAAAACAGGTTGCTCTATAAATTCGTTACGTAAAATTCTAAACAAGGGACAAGGGGCCTATTTTTCATCTGGTTCCAGACCTAATCAATCTGCACAAAGTTGGGGATTAGCCAGACTAGCAAGCTCGATTAGCGGTGGAAAAGCAGCAGCAGTTGATTATAGCATATTAGAGCAAGGTTGTTCTAAAAACTCTAGGGCATTAAAATTAGCGCGCCAAGCTAAGAAAAAACACGGTCACGGAACACGACGAGTGGCTAAAGCTAGCTAGCAAACATTAGTCCCGCGAATCCGTTTTGGAATACTAATATGTTATATTTTTCTTCAATAACATATAAATTGTAATAATATTTATAAATATTTGTGGGGTCTTTTGATGTTCCGATTACTACTTTGGTATCGGGATCACATAACGTTGTAAACATTGCATTAGGATCTAATGGAGGATTAGAATAATTATTATATTCAAATTCGATTGTTTTGAAAAAATTGGTATTTAATGCACCATTTGGTTGTTGCTTGAATGGGTCAGATGTTAATCCAAAATTATAAGTATATAAACCCACTTTTGAGCATATTCCATTAGATTTGCTATATTTTTCTAATTTACTAAATATTCCGCTGTCAAAATCTGTTTCTCTATATTTACCATCAAAAATTATAGCAAAATCTTTCATTATTTCGCATTGATTGGTTTGTTCATTAAGCGACGGGCTATTACCCGTAATATAAATATTTTTAGAAATGTCACCATTCGCATAACTAAATTGTGGAGTATAATATTTATAGTTTTGAGCAAGGCGTAATTTTTGTAAATCATTTGGTATCTTGTCCTCATAAATCCAGTTTGTATAATTAGACCATTCATTGCGTGAGGCAACATCGCTCCTTTGAAAATACCACATCCAATTTTTAATTAATCCATTTGATTCTAATTTAATTTTATTAGATTTAATAACTTGTTTAAACTTATATTCATAAATCTCGCGAATTAAATAACTTTGACTATTTTTCGCAAAATAGGTTCGCTCTTCTTCAGCTAAGAAACATTGTGTACATATTAAATGAATATTGCTATTAATTTTAGATGTTGAGTCTTTATAACTATCAATATTTTTTAGCAAATCACTTTCGAGAGGAGGATTAATAAATCTTTTAAATTGATATTCGAGTATATTTTGATTTGCTTGTATTTGTGGAAAATTATTGTATTCTATAAGATTTATGGAATTATCATATAATACATCTTTAATTGTAAATAACTCAATTAGAGGTCGCAATGTAAAATTAATAACTAACTCACTATATTGTAAGCAAATTAATGGAAACGCCATAATTGAATTCATAGAAAACCACGAATTTATTGGTATATATAAATTATATTCACGAATTGAAGGCTCGATTCCGCTTATATCAGAAGAAGCATTTTTATATACACTTGGATAGTTATTATTTCTATTATTAAAATTTGCCGGGTCGTTCAATTCGCTAATATTACCTGTCATAATATCAAATAATGCTTTCTTATGCGCATCAAAATCTCTTTCAACCATATTTTGTAAATAATGTCCACTGAATTTTTGTATAATTGAACCATTTATAGTTATATTTACAGATTCAATAATTTGACACCCTATTTGTTTTATCCATTTAAATTCATACGGTCTATAGTCATTATTATATTTCAATATTGGACTCCATATTTTTGGTAATTTTACAACTAAATACGTATCCATTAATAAATCGCCATAACGTTGTATTTTAAAGCTATAACTGGACTTTTTTGTAACATCTAATTCCATTTGTCCTGTTTGGTCAATTCTAAATTTTTGTAATCCAAAATTAGTATATTTATAATATGTGGATTTAAAAAAACTTTTGGTAGGATTGCCTGTCAAAATAATATTTTGATTTCCTAGTGCTATTAAATTTAATAGTCCTCCTGCCATATTATATAAATAATATAATATAATATTATGTTATATTATGTATTATTTATGTTATAATAAGTATTTTAATTAAATTTAACACAATATAATATAATATAATATTATGTTATAATAATTAATATAATATGCCTCCTCAATCACCAAATATTATTAATATGAATCCTGGTCAATATATATATGTAACATTAGTAATAATAGTATTTATATTATTACTTTTAATTAGTTGGGTTTATAGTAGGCTAAGTTTAAAAGATAAAAGTTGTGATAAGTTAAAAAAATATTGGCCAACATTAACAAATACAACATATTTTGCTAGTAGTACTGCTGTAAAATCTGGCACCGGATTTGATAGCTCGTCAAATAGATTAATAAATTTTCAGGTTAAAAGTGCTTATAATTGCTGTTGTGGTGATGGTTACAAAAATAACTTTGTTGCTATTTGTGCTTTAGAAAAGTGTATTACTAATGGTTGTCGATTTTTAGACTTTGAGATTTATTCATATAATAATGTGCCTATTGTTGCCTCATCAACAGCTAATAATAATTATATTAAAGAAACTTATAATTCACTACTATTAAAAGATGTTCTAACTACTATTACAGAAAAAGGTTTTGATCCTCTATCAACTAATTGTGCTAATGATCCGTTAATATTAAATTTTAGAGTTATGAGCACAAACATGGCTATGCTTAAAACAATGGGAGATTTATTTGAAGAATATTTAAAAAATAATGATGGTTCATTTACTTATGAAGTAAAAACAGAAAATGACCTATTATTTACAAAAATGGACCTATTCTATAGAAAAGTTATTGTAATTTGTGACTTTAATCCGTTGCCTAGTATTATTGATACAAATCCTGACTTGATTAAATTGAAAAACTGTATTAATTTGAAAGGTAAAGGATTAAATTGTAATACATTTAGATATAATCAAATTGCTTCTAAAAAAGGTTCAACATCATTTATTTCAGATACAAAGATGAAATTTACAATTGTATTACCTAATTTAGATAATTCAGTAATAAACTTTGATCCTGCTTTATCCTTTGAAACAGGTTGTCAAGCTATATGTATGAAACATCAAAATATAGATAATAGCTTGCTTGGATATAATGCGCTATTCAAAATGAAACATAACTTTGCTTGGATTAAAAAACCCAGTGCGTTATTAAATGTAGATATGGAAGCTGTACCTGATTTTACTAACACTAGTCCAAATTATGATAGCGATTAAACACTAATACAAGGTAAATACAAGGTAAATACAAGGTAAAATATAACAATATAATAAAATAATAATATTTTATTGTTATAATATATAGTAGTATAATGAGTGAAACATTTGAAGAAAAAGAATTACAAATATTAAGAAATGCTATAGATAATGCTACTTCAATTAGTGGTAGAAAACTTCTTCAATCAGAAGCAGTTAAAAAAATTATAGAAATCTTAGAAAATTTCTTAAGAACACATAAAACATTATGTTATGGCGGAACAGCAATAAATAACATATTACCGGAACAATATAGATTTTATAATAAAGATATTGAAATACCTGATTATGATTTTTTTTCACCTTTTGCTATGGAATATGCGAGAGATTTAGCAAATATTTATTATAAAGCTGGCTATGAAGAAGTTGAAGCAAAGTCAGGCGTTCACACTGGAACATATAAGGTATATGTAAATTTTATTCCAATAGCAGACATCACATATATGGAAAATAATCTATTTAAAAATATATACAAAAAAGCAATAAAGATAAATGCTATAAATTACTGCCCTCCTAATTTTTTACGAATGGCTATGTACCAAGAACTTTCACGCCCTATGGGAGATGTTTCAAGATGGGAGAAAGTTCTTAAACGTATTATATTATTAAATAATAAGTTTCCATTACGTGGTCTAGCTTGTAAAAGTCAAGACTTTCAAAGACGTTATGAGGGTAATGACAACAAGCAAGGCATGATTTATGAAATAACTAAAGACTGCTTTATAAATCAGGGTCTTGTGTTTTTTGGAGGTTTTGCTACTGCTTTATATAGTAAATATATGCCATATAAAGAACGAAAACAAGTTTCTAATATTCCAGATTTTGATGTTATAAGTGAAGATCCTCAGGCAAGTGCTATAATATTAAAAGAACAATTGCATTATGAAGGTTTTAAAAATGTTACAATTAATAAAAAACAACCAATAGGGGAATATGTAGATATTCATTATGAAATTATTGTAAATAAAGATGTAATAGCATTTATTTATAAATCAACTGCCTGTCATAGCTATAATATTATAGTTATTAATGGTCAAAAAATAAAAGTAGCAACAATAGATACAATTTTGAGTTTTTTTCTAATATTTATATACGCTAATAGACCATATTATGATGAAAATAGATTATTATGTATTGCTGAATATTTATTCAAAGTTCAACTAAATAATCGTCTACAACAAAAAGGGTTATTACAAAGATTTAGTGTTACTTGTTATGGTAATCAAAAAACTTTAGAAGATATGAGAGAAGAAAAATCTAAAATTTATTCGCAAGTTAAAGAAAACAAACTCTCTCGAGATTCAAAATTATATACCAGCACTTTCTTTAGATATATACCAAAAGAAGTATTTGATATTTCATTAAATAAATTAGAAAAATCTAAGACCAAGAAACATTCTAATACCAAGAAACATTCTAAGACCAAAAAACATTCTAAGACCAAGAAACATTCTAAGACCAAGAGACGTAAGAATAAATATAGAAGGTGAAAATAGTGTGCTATTTATTATTAAATTTTAAAAATGACTATTCAAGACTCTCAATTTCAATGTTTTAACTTTAGAAGTCTTATTGTTACTAGTCTTACTACTACTAGTCTTATTATTACTAGTATTAGTGCTCATGCTTTTTCTTTTGTTAAAACTAACTTTAACAACTTTAATAAACGGGTCTAATAGCTCATCATTATTTACTTCAGGATGACCTTGAAAACCATAAAAAGGAAATTTATTATGTTTTACTATTTCTATAAATTCTTTATTATTTTTATCTAAGCTAGTAGCCAATATTATATATTCTCCTATGTTATTTTTAGGATCTATTGCTAACAAATTATTATGCATAATTTTCTTGGTTTTATTTAACCTCATTTTCCTATATTTATTACTAAATAATGGAGTATTGTAATTTTTATATGATTTTACAATTATAAATGTTTTCTTTATATGGTTTTTGCTTATATTATAATTTCTCTCTATTAAAATCATATTTTCGTAACCATTACAAATTCCTAAAACGGGGAATGGTCTACTTAATGAATTTATATGTTTTGCTCTTTTCATTAAATATTTTTGCGCTTTGAAATAGGCTTTATAAAATTTATTATTATAAAAATTTCCTATTTGACCTCCTGGAAATATTAACCCATCTAAGCTATTAAGTAATTCATTTAATTTTGTTTTGGTAATAGTATATGGAATAATTTTGTAATTTATATTTTTATTTTTTAATAGCTTTATTAGTGTTTTATCTAAAATTATTTCTCTAGAACTCTTATTTTTATTATTTATATAAGGTGTAGCTAGTATACCTAGTAATGGTATATTTTCTTTCATACTATTATATTATTAATATACTTAATTTATTAATAATATATAAATAATAAACACCACTAATAGTGTTTAAAAATTAATTTAACCTAATACAGGAAATCCGACCAAGTTAGCACCTATACCAAAACCTGCACCACTTCGTGCACTTACTCCCATGCTAGGAATAAATGTGTCTAGTATAGAGAATGTTGCGGCGGCCATTAAAGCAATGATGGCTATTTCCTCCATTTTTAATGGCTTTTGCGGAATAACAAAAGCAACAATTGCAACCATTAAACCTTCTACTAAATATTTAATAGCTCTTTTTACTATTTCTCCCATATTGAAATTCATTTTTTGTTTATATTAATAAATAAGAAAAAAATATATTTTTTTACTTAATTATATATTTAATTTAAACTATAAATTACTAAATTCTAAATTACTAAATT